TCGGGTCTAGTTAAGTAAGCTGTGAAGATTTCTGCCTCAATATTACCTCGCGGTATAAGAGTATCGGCTCGGGTAAAGCTGACTGTAATAGCTTTCGTATCCACTATCTTAGGTGTGAGCGTATCATTGCGTGTAAAGGCATTAGTCAGCCCAATAGAAGAAGTGGCCTGTATGGAAGCCGTATCTGTGACATACTTCTCCACATAGGGCAAAAAGGCTGTGTCAGCGGTATTCAGGGCAACGATTTCGCTCGGATGTGTAGTGACTGTTTGGAGATCTGTCTCTGCTATCTTAGGCTTAAGAATATCTGCCCTAGTGATGTTGACCGTAGGCTGTCCATCGTCACTTATCACAGGTTTGAGGAGATCCGCGCTCCATATGGTTGTGGCACTCGATAAAAACTGCATCTTCATGGTGGATCCGGGATTAGACATCTTAGTGATGTCTAGTACTATATGTGAGATGCTATAAGAACGATAGGGATAGGTAATTACCCCAAAGGCAGAGGCATTTCCTACAACATTCTCGGTGTACAGCAACTCCCCATGGTAATATGCCTTAAGAGTATAGTCCACGGGGTATACACCTAACCCAGGATCACCTACCCAGACAAAGCCTCCTGCATAAGCGGACTGGCCAGATATAGGTGTTATTGGCTCTGCTGGCTGCGTTCCTAAGAAAGCCTCGAAAATTTCTGGCCGTCCCTCGTAAAGGCTTTCCGAGGCAGTCATGGTTAATAGCATGGGCCGCCTGATGCGAAAATTCTGCGACGTGGTACCTGAAATACTTTGAACAGTAATAGTGCACCCGTACATAGTACTGGGGACCGTAATGGAGAAGGACACACGAGTAAACACACCATCTCCCATAGTGCCCGTAAAAGTACTTGGTGCACCTAAATTACCACCAACACTAGACTTGCGTTGTAACTGTATGGAGTAACCCGTGATACCGTCGTCAGAACACAACTCCACACTGAAGTGAATCTTAGAACTTAAATTGCTTGTGTTCATTTGGGGGGAAACCGCTGCAGTAGTAGAACTTCCCACCACATGAGCCGTCTGGTTGTTGTCAATTGAAGTGATACCCGATTGAAGAGTCCAGAGGCCCATATCGTGGCAGCGGTTAACACTAGAATACTGTATCTGTAAACGGCCATCTACCGGAACTCCAGTGGTCCCATTGGATGGAGTAGCTCCCCACCATCCAGGATACCCACTGTCAGCCATGGGATAGAAGGTGCCGTTGAGCTGATTGTATTCCGTTGTAAAGACCTTGTTCGAGTTGGCAGGGTATTCACCGATCTGCGTCATATCTGACTGCGGATTCTTATCCGGTACTACATAAACGGCCATGCGGCACCTCCTTCTTAAGCTCCGATATTAACTGTTAAGGTAACCTTCATCACCCAAGTTTGACCAGCCAACTTCGTGCCATTATATTCCACCAGCCGATTGATCATATTAGCTCCCGACGCGGAATTAAAGACGCCCCATTCATTCCAGGCCCAGTTAGCTTCTGCAGAAGCAAAAGTAGATTGTAAGGTAATTACATTACCTACAGTCGTAGGGTAAGTTGCATCCATAGCCTTACGTAATTTATTGGCCGCCAAAAGGTCAGTTTGCGTTACAGCGAAGGCCGTGGTGCTTTCACCCACTCCAATCCTAGCATTGGTACTATCCAGTTGTGCATCAGCCGTTCCGGTCATCCTACGTGTTATGAAATCACGTCCAGCATTTGTTAAAGGCATTTTTGTTCCTCCTCAAGTTAAGGACTGGTAATCGTTACTGTTGTGCGTAATAACCAGGTTTGTCCAGCCTGCTTAGTACCTTGGTCTTCCAACTTACGCACAGTTACAAAAGAATTATTCGTATGGCCGCAACCCCATTCCGTCCAGTGAAAGTTAGCTTCAGTTGGTCCGAAGGTAGCTTGAAAAGTGAAAGTGGCTGCTGGTGTGGTAGTCCAGGTAGGATAACCCGCATCCAGTGACTTAATTAAGGTATTTGTCCCGGATAAAACACTCTGCGTAACCACATCGGCGGCAGTACCGTCGCCTACCATTAAGCGGAAGTAATTCATACCTGTATTACCAAATAACAAACCGGCAATAACATTTCGTCCGTGTGTAGTTAAGGGCACTCGATTTCCTCCTTATACAGCTGAAATGGTTAACGTGGCTTGCATGATCCACGTTTGACCTGACAGCTTTGTTCCTTGGTATTCTACCTTACGCGTAATGCATTGGCGCCCAGGGTACAGCATCTCCGTACTTAGGATTCCCCATTCATTCCAATTGAAGTTCGCTTCTGTGGGGCCGAAGGTAGCCTGGAAGGTTAGGATATTAACAGCACCATCACCCCCACCTGTCCTAGTGGGGAATCCCGGATCCATTACCTGATAAGCTTTGCTTGCCCCTTGCAGTGTCACTACGGCAGGTGATTGAACTGTAATACCATTACCAACACCCAAACGCCCATCACTGTTATTTGCGGAGGCGTCACTGGCACCTATCATACGTGAGGCAATCCAAGACATCCCGAAGTTAGTTAAAGCCATTATTCTCCCTCCCCAGGCTCCTGCGCTTGTTCCTCAGCTTTTGCAGCGGCCAGTAGGTCAAGAGCTTCCTGCCCCGTGTACACCCTTGATTGCTCCACGACCTCATAAGGTTCATCCACTGCAGGATCGGCTCCCTCAGCATACTTCAAGATGCGACTTACCGCCGTAACTTGTATTTGTGCTAACTCTTCTGCCATGTTAACTCCTCCTATTGTTCGATTAGTGAAAAGCTTATATCCTTCCAATAAAAACCACTCACACTACGGAATTTACGTGCTTTAATAGCTCCCCCATATACAGTGGCGGTCTTCTGCACTCCATTCTCCTCGTACTGAAAAGAAAAGAAACCGTTAGGCCCGTCGACGATAGCTGATAGACGTTCTAAATCAGCACCCGACATGATTTCATACTCGAAGTTAAACTTACGTTTCTTCGCTATAATTTCTAACGTCATCTTACCTGTTGCGACACGCCCACTCTTGGTCAGGTTGTATTTCTCAATCTGGAGCCCGCCAGGGGGCTCCTTAACAGGTACTCCTCCAATAAGACAGATCGCCATTATGAAATCCCCTTTCTAGCGTTCTCAGATATACCTACACGTTCTAGCTGGCGGTGTAGCTCCTTCAGTCCGCGGTCATCGGCGACAAGCACACCCACATTAAGATTAATGGTGCTGCCTGCACCACTACCACCGCTGGAAGCTACAACTTGTGGCTGAAGCATATCAGCTAGGTCATTTGCTACGGCCGCACTAAATGGTCGCATGAAGCCCTCGTTCTCCATTGGGATAACGGCCTCTCGGCGGTTCTTCTCCCCAACTTTGATGAACTGCTCTTGATCCACGACACCCCCGCGTTCGAGGGCAAGTGCTCCCAAAAGTACAGGTGAAGCAAGACCCCCCGTACTAGCAGCTAAGGCAACACCGCCGACAACTACAGCGCCTATAGCAATACCCGTAAGCAATGTTTTGTGGTCTCCGGCCCAGGCTTTGGCACTAGCATAACCATTGGCTACGTGTGTGTTAACCGAATCCATTGTACCTGAGATGGCTTCACCTGTAGCCTTGGCTACATTCTTGATAGCCGTCCAGGCTTTAGACGCCCAATCTGCTAAAGAGGTCAACATACCGGAAGCCCATGTTGCAGTAGCCGTAGCAATACCTTGATAGTATCCTTGTGTGGTTGCCCACGATGCACCAGCCCAGCCATTAGTTATATCCTGGATGGAGTTACCCAACTGGGAGAACATAACACTAACACCATTGGCCCACGTAGCTGTGCTAAGGGAGGTACTGTTCAGGAATGTTGTCCACGTTGCGCCGGCCATGTTAGATACGGTAGCAAATGTGGCAATTACGGCGTTACCCCAAGTAGCAAAGTTAGTTCCTACATTGGTACCCCAGTCTTTAACCGCTAAGGACGTAGCATTGACCCAAGTGGTTAAGGTCGCTTTCGTCTTGTCGGCCATTCCTGTCATAACTTTCTGTACAGCTTCAGACCAAATGGTGAAGTTAGCTGTTGTATTGGTCTTCCATGTAGAGAAAGCAGTTTGTACGTTCGTACTCCATGTATTGAAGGCTGTCTTAGTATTGGTTGACCATGTTGCAATGGCAGCCGCAACAGCTGTGGCCCATGCTCCGAAAGTTACTTGCACCGCAGTGCTCCACGTACTGAAACCCGCGCCCGCATTAGTAGCCCAAGTAGTGAATTGCGTTTGCGTATTTAAACGCCAAGTAGTCATGGCGCTAACTACGTCCGTAGACCAAGTAGTGAACTTCGCCTTCGTATCAGCTGCCCAGGTCGTAATGATGCTCTTAATGTCCGTCGACCATGTGTTAACAGTCGTCTTAACATCCTTAGCCCATGTAGTGAAACCCGTATTGACGTCTTTAAACCACGTAGCAAAGGCAGCAGCCGCAGCAGTCACAAACGTTCCTACACTAACCACACCTGGTACGGTAAATCCTTGCGTAAGGGCATCGAGGGCATCCTTAGCAAAGGTAGCAAAAGAGGCAGCTACATTAATAGCCCAGGTGTCTATAGCTGTTTGCGTAGCATTCAATGCCTCCTCGAAAGCCTTGCCAAAGTTAGTAGCCCATTCCTTAATCGGGTTGATTCCATCCGAAGGGAAAAGTCCCAGTGAGGCAAGGAAAGCGGCCACGGCAGCTCCGACACTTTCGATAATAGGAATAGCCGGCAGCATAAACTTACCTAAGTCAGTTGCAAAGTCACCAAGAGCATCGACTATAGTATCCCCAAGACCTTGGAAGCTAAGTTTCAACTTCGCCAACAAACTGTTAACGGTTTCCAATGGGAAGGTAATTACCGCAAAGTTCGGCGGTGGTGGTAGCTTCGGCCATTCGAAATCTTTAAACCAGTTCTTCATATTGGCAATGAATGGAGGAATCTTCCAGTCATCCCAGAAGTGGGAGAAATCGGCTTTGGGTACTTCAGTGGGCTTAGGTACTGCTGGTGTCTTGATATCATCAAGGCCTAGATCCAAATCCATACCAGGACCATTTCCGATATCATCTAACCCATCCTTTACATCATCTAGCTGCTCCGGAATTTGATATAGTTCATCGAAAGAGGCTACGAACTTATCTTTGATCTTCTTGGCAGCAGCCTTCGCAGCATCCCCATCTTTAGTAATATTAGTTCCGGTCTCTTTTAAGGTATCATTAAGACCTTCAACCATATCATTAAATTCGTCAGCGGCTTTAGCACCCTCCGTTAAATCTTCTACCGGTAGGACCCCACTCGTGTCTACACCGCCAAACAAACTACCTAAAGATGACATCTTAGCCATCACCTTGTCAATCCATGCCGAAGCCGCCTTACTCGTAGTGATCAAATACAATAGAGCCGCAACGATCACCATGATAATGGCTACGATAGGATTTCGGGTAAGGATCAGCATAAGACCTTGAATAGCCTTCCCCAGAGTGGATACGGCCGTAGCTACAGCAGAACAAACAGCCCCTAGCCGAGTGATGCTCCATAAGAACATCAAGGCCTTAGCAGCTACCTGAGCCACAATTAAACCGGCAATAGCGGCAGTAAGTACTTTTAACCACGGCCAAGCCTCCATGGCTCCGGCAGCTAGCTTAGCAAAGGCAGTAGCTATACTCGCAATGATTGGTAAGATAACACCCAAGCCATCTACGATCATACGGCCCAACTGTCTAAAGCCCGGACCTAAAGCACCCCATACAATTTGACCGGCTTTTGCCAAATCTCGGAAGCTAGCAATGATGTTCCTAATGGTCTGTTGCAATGCCTTCTCCGGAATGATTCCTTCAAAAGCACCTCCCAAACCCTTAGTGTTCATGTTTTCACGTGCTTTGTCGATTGTATCCCGCCAACCACGTAAAAACTTTCTTAAGGAATTCATAGGAGGCTCAAACAGCTTCTCACTGATGAACAACGTATCATCCTTGATCGTATCCCACATACCACCCAAAGTATCCGCAATACGGTCAGCAGCCCCTTTGTATTGGTCCTGCAATCCTTTGAGAACGGCCTGCACCCCCGTATCACCGCTAATACCCAATTTCCCGATATTGCGCATTTGGTCTTGTGTAAGCCCCAACTCTTTACGGATGATGGAATAGATAGGAATACCTGCTTCAGCTAACTGACGTAACTCTTGTCCAGCAATCTTGCCGTTGGTCTTCATCTGCGTCAGGGCTAATACGATACGGTCCATCTGTTGTGCGGTGGCGCCCGTAGCAGCATTCGCATCATTGAGGATCGTCATAACGCTTCTGATTTGCTCTGGCTTAACTTGAGCACCCATCAAACGTCTCGACAATTGCAATGCTTGTTCTGTACTGAAGGCCGTATCCGCGGCAAAATCCTGCATATTAAGAATGAAGCCCTGTGCCCGTTCGGCATTACCTACAAAGTACTCCATCGCAATTCCAGCTTTTTCCATTTCACTGCTGAAGTGGACTACATTCGTAATCCCGTCTTCAATAGCGTTAACTCCTGCGTAGAAGATTTGTGATATGAGGATACCACTAACCATTCTGTCCAGGTCCTTGAAACTACTTGTAAGGTTGTTAACACTATTCCGCGTACTGTTGATACTGTTTTGAGCATTGGGCCCTAACGCACCACTCAAGCTGGCCCCTAAGCGCCCGACAGTAGCCTGTACACGTGAAATGGCGGCCATGAAAGGCTGCATATTGAGGGCTATCGTGGCTGCTAATACACCTACATCCACTATACTACCTCCCCTCTTACATTATTTGATCGATGTAATGTGTCTGTTCATTCTTCTTCTCGTCCTCAGTGGCATTAAGGCGAATATGAATTGCGGCCAAAGCATTTAGCTTTCGCGGCGTCATCCGCCAAAATTGCCTTTCTGAGCGGCGAAAAAGCACCGTCGCTATATAGAGCAAGAAGGGCCAATCCCACGAATCGTGCTTAGGCATTGCCGCCTCGACTTCGTGGGTTAGGCGTTTTTTTCCTGTACCTCAGCAGCAGTAAGAACTTCTGTGGCAGTACCTTCTGGCAGAGTAGCTTTTGCTCCCTTGCTAGCAGAGGCCTTCAATGCTACTTCAGGATCAGGTGTAGGACTCCCCTGATCAAGTGCCTGAATCAGTTTAGTAATGAGATCAGTCATCGAAGCCGGATCCTCTACCCAACCACCCACCTGGTACGGTGTGATATTGTAACTTTCTGGTTCGCCATCGGCATCCAAATTTACTTCGTCATGTACTAAGGCGGCCCAAAGGATTTTACGTACATCCTTGATGCGCCCTTCCGTTAACTTAGTCAAGGCGTCCTGGATTGTACCATACATTCTTTCCAGTTCGGCAAAAGCATTCATATCAAACTTCATGGTGCGCACGCGGCCACCAAGTTCTGCCGTAACATGCTTAACTACTCTAACTTTATCCAATTCTGCCATTAGTATCTCCTCCTAGATTTTTATAAATGCACTATGTCATAAGGAGCCCATAGTGCATCAATTTTACTTAAGCCGTGGTAAATGTAATGGACTTAGCTACGAAGGAATTACCCCCAGCATCTTTCAGTCCAGCAGACATAACCACCCGGAATTTTGTGGCTGCCGTAAGGTTGGCCGTAGGCGTAATAGTTACAATCGTACGCGCGGCATTGACGGATAGGTTAACAGCTACGCCATTACCCGTAGTATCATTGTACATGCTGATGTTACCCGTGTTCAGGGTAGACAAGGCCATAGCTTCACTAAAGGTCAGTACGACCGTGGAACTAACTACCACAGCAGTGGCTGCATTGGCAGGAACGGACGTAGTCAGCGTAGGCACTACAGAATCAATGGCACCGCCGTAAGGATTGTTAAACCAGTTAGCTCCCTGCGAAGCAACATAGTCTACATAATCCTGATCAATGTGACGTTCCCACTCATCATCACATTCACGTTTCAGGAAGGAACCACTGATGGTAGGCGTATTCCAGTTGATACTGTCCGCTTTAGTTTGGTTAGCTTGTTCAGGCAAGGAAAACTTACCCTTCGCCAACCAGGTGAAACGGTAGCTACCATTAGATTTCAATGTCTTGAAACCAATAGCAACAAATGGTGGAATATCCGCGGACTTACGAATAAGTACGCCGCCCACAATGTTATGACCTAAAAGATCAGCTTGCACTTCCATAGGAAGATCAGCTACATTCAGTTCCAAACCGATTTGTCCGATGGTCGATGCGGTTTCATAAGGACCATCATCAGCAAATAAAGTTTCCGTAGATGCATTAGGATTAATGCTTGCGGTAATTGCACCAGAAATAGGTACTGGCGTTTCATACGTAGCAGTCCCCATACCTGCGGCAGGATCATTGATCAGCTTGGCATATACGAGATTGCTCAAGCCAATAGGAACACCTTTTGCCATTATGTTAACCTCCTAATCAAGATAAGTAATAATTCCAAGATTAAAACCGTAAAAGACACGGCCCTTCACATCTACTCTCATGCGGAACGGGGGTTGTCGCAAAGTAACCATTCCCCATCTAGCTGGGGTCAGTTGGACGATGGCATCCTCAGTCAGAAGACTGCGGTATAGCTCATTCGCCTTTTCTTTGGCTACTACGACCCCCTCGCCCGTATTACGCACAAGGATTTGAATGGATCGTGAAGCACCTTCAATCTGGCTTGGTGTAGGCGCACCACCATACTCCGAAATGACGATAACGGCATCTGGTGTCTCTTTTATGCCATCCAAACAACATACGTGACCGGCTAATAGGCCTTGATCGGTGAAATAACTTTCAAAGTCCATTAATAGATCTGACATAACGTTACCCCCTATAATAGTTCACCTGAAATGTCTTGTGCAGCCCTAGAAAGAAACCGTGCTTGGTACTGCTTCACGGCGTCCTCCAAGAACTTAGCTTGTCCATGCGGGTGAACTGCTGACAAATCTTCATGTACAGCAATCATATATTGGGACGCCGGCTGACCTGTTTTAGGATTTGTTAAGTCATTCGGACCACCATAACCTAAAGTAGCTGTAAAGTTACGATATGCTCCTTCGATCTCGTAAAAGAAGGTGTTTGCCAAGGTACCCGTTTCTGTAGGAACCATAGGAACTGAAATCTCTTTAATGTCCTCACACGCTTGCCGAGTAGCTTTTTTCGTTCCGCGTTGAACGCGTGATACGGCTACTTCCAGTCTGCGTTCAAAGGCTTTGTAATCAACCGTAACGGCCATACGTCCACCTAGAGCCATTAGAGATACACCACCGAAGTTCCGACATAACCAGGAATACCATTCCCAGCGAAGAAAGAGTAAGCCAAGATGGGATATGTTAACCCATTGAACTTAAACTTGTCTTTTGAAGTGACCAACAGCTTTCCTGAAATATAAAGGCGGAGAGCAGATACTACCTGCTCCCCATCCATATTCCGAATCACGTTGATCTTGCCTTCACTAATACACAGATAATCTACAGGGAGGTCATAGACACCTTGATTATAGCTATCTGTTCCGGTGCAGGCCAAGTGTTGAACAGGCTCCTTCGCCGTAGAAGCTACATAAGGATCCATAACTAACCCTCCTTGTTATCATGCATACCTATATCAAATATAGGGCACCCTGGAACGTCCATAATCGAAGCATCCCAAGAAGGTGTCCCATGGGTGGTATCAGCAAGTAAATCTGCCAAGATACCTTTATACTGCTCCAAGCGCTGACTGGCTTTTACTGATTCCGGGCCTATGGTATAATCTACTTGCTTGGCCAGCTTCCGCAGAATCGACCGACAAGCCCGGATAGCAGCATCTCGCAATGTGGGCGCTTTTGTAATATGATAAGTCATCTCTTCGTCAGAAACGAAGGAGTATAACTCTTCCGTGTCACCACTCAAGAAGCGTACTTCATCAAGGGGTGACGTAGAAGGATCACCGCTATAAGTCCAACTCATAAGAATCACCTACGCTTTCTTAATGGGCGGCTTAATGACGGGCTTTACTGTAGTAGCAGCGGAAGCTGCCGGGGTGGTGGTTTTAGGTGTTTCTGCCTTGGCTGGAGCCGCAACAGGCGTCACCGTAGGTGCGTCCGTACCAGGGGTGGGTGTTGAATCCGCTTTAGCGCTGGGTTCCGCGACGTCTGGAGCCTCGGAAGCGTCCTCCTCGGAATCGCTCGCATCCGGCTCAGACCCTGTATCAAGGTCCTCGTCGTCTACTAATTCCTCGTCCTCCGTTTGCGAAGCTGCATGGTCTGCCAGAGCCTGCTCTAAATCAACACGTCTCCGCTGTTCGAAATATACCGCCAGCCGAGCACGACCTTCTTCATCTTCGGGGATAAGAATAAGCTTACGCTCATTTACCTTAATCTTGCCAAGTTTTACCTCGTCAAGACTAGTGATGATATCTCCTCTGTTGAAGAAGCGGCCCTTCGATCTGAACGGTTTATTTACGATGTATTTCGGCATTATTGTACAAGGTCTTTCAGGAAGATACCGAGGTCGGATGCAACCACTTTGTGGTCAAATGCCATCTCAGCTTCGATACGTTCTGTATCCATTCCCAACCAAGGCATAGGGATGCGGACTACCCGGCTGCCCATCGATTCGCCGCCCATAAGACCGGTCCATGCGAATGTATAACCCGCGGAAGCTTTCTTCAGGCCTGGTTTCTTCTCAACATACATCAGCAACGCATGCTTGCCCATGATGAAGGAATATTGACCATCTTTGCCCTTGGCAGCTGTATTCTGAATAGCGTAAGGAATGTATACGTTATCCACTTCAAACAGCGTAGCCAAGAGATCCATTGCGATGATACCTTTTTCCGTATACTTGATACGGTCGAGGATATCTTCGTTGCTGATCAGGGCATTGTATACCCAAGGACTCAGGACCAAGGTATTAGGTTTCTTACCAGTGGCTTCCATCATGCGGGTACCAATCAGTGCCATGAAGCGAACTGGGTCGGCTGCAGGATCGTCGAATTGAAGAACCTGGTTAGCTCCCGGAGTAGCAGCGACACCCTGAATTTCAGTACCCCATACGCCCGTCTTGAAGAATTTCTGTGCCCACAGGTTTTCACGCTTCAGCAACAGCTTGTGCGTTACGATTTCTGTGGCATCTTCATTCGGTTTCAATGGTGTATCAGCATTCACGCGATCTTCTTCAGTAACGTCAATGTGGAATGCGTACTTCCGGCAGAAGTACGGATCCGCGATATCAACGTTGTAGTCGCCGCCATCGGATTCAGTACCCTTGGCGCGCAGACCAGCTTCATCACGGAAGAAGTCATCGCGGTCATAAGTGAAGTAAGTATCGGATTGCTTCTGAACGCCAATGATAGGGAAAACCTTATCTGCAATAAATACGCTGGCATCTTGTGCATACTGTACGGACAAGTTAGTAAGCGGCTTGTCGACATGAATCTGTTGTCTTGTAGGCAAGTTATTCAGCCCCTTTTCGTTTATTAGGTGCAGCCTAAACCCTCTCATCTGCATGCGGACTTCCCGCCCTTAGGCGCTTTCCGTTTCCCTACAAGCTTACTTCAGGAGAATAGAGCCGATGTCATCAAGCACGCCACCGACAGCACAGATACCAATGGACTTACCGGCTGACAACACAACAGCTTTGCCGTTTGCACCAACTTCCATCTCTTGCCCAGCTGCTACAGTGCCGCCCAGGATGACGAAGGATACACCATGAACGACTACCTGTGCGGGTTCGTTAATGTTGTTAGGCTCCTGAATAACACCGATAGTGGTACCGGCTGCCGTAGCAGCTACAACATCACCATTAGCATTGTAGTTAACCAATGTATAGCGCTTACCCGCAAAGTCGACTGCCGGGTTGCCTGTAATACTTTTCCAAACTTGCTCAAATGCTGGTCTAGCCATGAGTTTTACCTCCCTCTCTTAATTACGCAGATGTGATATTAATGGACGCAAGACAACTTAGTTGCCGTTTTGCTGGGCGTCGATGTACTGGGCGTACAGTTCCGGATAGTCGTTCATAGCCTTGGAAATGGCTGTGTGCATTGGCATGGTCTTGTTATCGCCCTTAATGCCCTTAGCAATGTTCTGGATTTCTGTCCAGATTTGCTCGGAAGACTTGCCGTTTGCCGAGAAGCTCTTGCTAACACCGGAACCATTCTGGTTACTAGCACTACCAGTTTCTTTGAAAGCTCCAGCGCCTTCTTGAGCAAGCTCACTAGCCGCTTTGAAGATGCCGAATACGTCTGTGCACAGTTGTGCATCGACTTTCTTCAGCTTCTTGTATACAGTAGCCAGCAGTGTTTCTTCAGCACCGACACCGGCAACGTCTTTAGCCTTGGCAACAGCTTCAGAATCAAGTGCAGCATCCTGAGCTTTAGCTACAGCTTCTTCAGCTACCCTAGTCTTGGCGATCTGTGTTTCCATCAGAGCACGGACAGCCGGGTCTTTAATCGACTTGAGAATTTCTTCTTCAGTCTGTCCAGCAGGTAGGGGAGCTTCCGATTTCAGCTTTTCAACCTCCGTTTGTACTGCCGTGAGGTCTTCTTCTGCCTTCTTAGCCTTTTCAATAGCTTCAGCTACGGCGTCTTCTTTCGTCTTCAATGCTTTTTCGACCACTGCCCGATGTTCCGGTGTAAGGGCCGCCAGAATTTTTTCCAAATCCATTGTAATGCCTCCTTTTTGCTTGATAAATTTTATGTGAGCCTGTGAATTGGCACCCTCCTTAACCAAGTCTACACGATCGTAGTCCAGATTAGTCATCCAGGTCTGGTGCCAAGGCATCAACTGGTCACTCATTGTTGTTCACCTCCTCTCACTGCCCAGTGGGAGTTCGGCGAGCTTTGCCTTGAACGGAGAACATTTCATATTCTCCCTTCTTAACCTTGGCAAAGACTTCCTTATCCGGGATGTAAAAGCCAACCCACCAAGCCTCAGGAACAAGCCCTTCAGGGATGCCTAGCGCTGCTTGCTTCTCTTTCGTGAACATCATACTCTCGACGAGCGTTCCAACAGCTTCTCCTACATGCTTTTCTCCCGTTTCACGGTACTTAAGCACGAAATTGTATGCTGCTTTCTCTAACTCCTCGGGGGAAGTGACGTCGCCGTCCCAGTCCACTGGATAAGACCCGTCTGCTTCCTTAGCCACATTCGCCCAACCGAAAACCAACTGTTCATCTTCAGCTGTTTTTGCCACTTGGAACATGTCACCGGAACCAGCTCTGGCCTTCTCCACGGAAGAATACGTGATTGTGGGTAGCGAAGCTGATATTACTTCCGCGATACACCAATCTTGGTATCGGTAATTGTACACTGAATTAGGATCAATATCCTTCTTCAGGCGTACAACTATCTCAGTAGCATTGTTTACCAAGTAACTATTCCAAGCATTCTCAACTACAGCCTGTATAGCTAGGATAGAAGCTTCAGGTTTCAGGATTTGAAGTCCTGCACTGCATCTCGCAGCGAACGCCTGATAGGATTCACCTGGCGTAGGATGCAAGTCCGAATGCGTTTCGTAAAAATAAAGCTCCGCATAAGGCAATTTTATCACCCCCTTTGCTTATCGACGTAGTTCTGACTGTTGTCGTCCATTGAATGACCCACTGGATCCACTTCACTGGACAAGGTATCCGCTGTTTTCGGTTCCTCTACAACAATCTCATACCAGTCGTCAAGTTCATCTTGCGTAAGGGCATCGAGGCTTATAAGGCTGCGGATTAAGTTCATCAAAGGAAGATCCTTTGCGGGCTGTAATCCAGCAGACTTAAGCAGGAAGGCCAGTTCCTTAACATCCGGAGTTTCGACTTCACCTGGGACAATCTTTGGCAGTTCGGTAATACCCGGGAAATAGTTAAACTTGAAAAGCTTCGGTACGGCATATGTATTGAATATGTCCGCAATGTTCTGAATGTGGGCTTCCAAAGAAGCCGCCAACAAGCTTTTCTTAACTTCTCCTAAGGCAAAGGAACCAACCTTGTCACCCCCCATCATTACAATATCCGCAAGCATTGTAATAGCAATACGGTTATCATAACGATTGATGATGGCGTTTGTATCAAACTGCCGAGTGCCTCCGGTACTGGCTAATTTGAATTCCCAGCCAAACGGAAGTAAGATACCCTCAGCTTTATCTCTGCGTACGTTACGTACCAATGTCTCAGCACGATTCTTCATCATTATTGCTGAAGGGTCCGTGGTGTCCCAGATGTTAACATCCGCAGGTGGCTGAAGTGTAGGAAGACCTGCCAGGTCACGTTCAATACCAATACCCTCGATTTCCTCAATACGCTTCTTAAAGTACCAAGGACGATAGGCATTACGTAGAAGTGAACGACCTTCTGGGTTATCTCGGGTAATCTTGGTACGGAACAGTAAGCCCTTATCCAATGGGATAACAATTTTACCCCACTTAGGTGGCGCACTTTGCTCAAAGGCTTTTACATACCCCTGTTCATCAAACTCCCAACCTGTCAGGCTGCTCTGCGAACGTACAGGAAAACCCGCCCAGCCAATACGGCCGTCATTATACTTACTACGGAAGCGTGCTGAGCCTGCATCCGGACCCTTTCGCACTTTAAATATGACCTCATGGAAGCTAAAGCCATAAGAAAACATCGAAAGGACCTCCGATATGGTATTGTCCCAAGACATACGCATATCGTCCATACACTCTTGTAGGAAGACTGCAGCAGCTTTATCAGCTTCTGAATCACTAGCAGGTTTAGTTGACCAGCCAGCTTTCTTAATAAGCTGTTCCATCATATAAAGGATTGCACCGATTGTAGGATCATTATCGGACATCTCCTTATATATAGCAGCTGCTCGAGGGTATAATAGCTGTGGTAAGAATTCCTCATACACACCGCCACCAAGTCGATTAAGACCACTTACACCCCACTCAGAAAATTCAGCCCCGTATTTCGCCACCGCTTCATCGGCGGAGGACATCTCAGGTGTTTCTTTATCCAATTATCTCACCTCCTCACAGTGACCAGCCACTATGGCCGGAATCTAAACCTGACCCATAACCGAAGTCGGCTAAGTCAAGTGCATTATCCTGCCAATAGGAGCCTCCGGCACCCATGGGAGAAAGTTCCTCAGGTGCAAACGTGACAGGTGTAACGCCTAGGGCATTAAAGGCGCCCGAAAGACCATCCACCAAGTCATCATGGCCGGTACCGGGAAAGGCTTCCAGCTCCTCAATGAGCTTCTTCACATTCCGGCAACCTCTAACGATCTTGATTTGACCTCTTTCAGCTGCGGCCGACGCAGGAGTAGCTCTTTCGATCTTACTCCCCGTACTTCGGACGCCCTCATAAGCAAAGCCAGTAAAGATTTCTTTCTTCTTATGCTCGATCGTGTACTTACCTGAACTGCCGCCTTCTTCTTCTTCCCTGATCTTAACCATTGTACCATCGGCTATAGCAGTTGTTTTCTGTAGGTCAGCCACGTTCATAGCACTTCTCTGCACATGTTCGATGTCCCAGATGTAATAAATACCCTGCTTCTCGGACATCTTAAGACCAACCGTCCAGTCAGGACTTTTGCCCTTACGTTTCTGTACGGGATCTACTTCGGTAGCAGCACAGTCCCAATAGCGAACTAATCTACCAGGAACGGCCGGAGCATCTACTTCCTCGAACCATTCTCCCTTAAACATGTTACCTTTACGCACGAGCGTCCAGATACCATCACGAAGTCTTGCACGGGTAACCGGATCCAACTCTTCCAGGTTATCCACATAGGAATCTTTATCCAAGAATGGATTATCGTCCATACCAGCTGGAATAAAGACTACGTGCTTTTTCTTCGTTTCAGGATTAACGAAACGATCGTATACCCATTCTGCATCATCCCCATCATCTGGTGGGTTAGATGCAGCTCTTACACGTAAAGGAATGTTCATTGCCGTCTTAAGTCTCCGTAGACGGGAGAACATGTAAGTATAGCAACCTTGGAGTATATGTGTTACTTCATCGAAACCAATGAATTGATACTCGCCCCCCTGATAATTCAGGCGGTCTTTAAAAGTCTCCATGAAACCAAACTGAACAGTTGCGCCGGAAGGAAATACCAATTTCTTTTCCTTGTCGACCCATTTAATCGTTTTATTGGCAATCCATGGAGCTAACCAAGTTAATGCACGGTCGATCAACGCTCCCGGCTTAACCAAATCAGCATAAGACTTACGAAAAATAATTGCACTGTAGCCCGGAACATCAACGTGCTGTAAAGCACACATGAGTAAGGCATCAGATTTACCACCACCAGCCGCGCCTCCATAGAAACCTTCTTTTCCCTCTAGGAGCATAAACGCCGCTTGCTTGGGATACGGTTTGTGAATGATGTACTCCGTCATTTTAGGCGTTAGCAACTGTGCTAACCTTTCCTGCTCACTGCGGGGCATTTCAGCGATATTCACGCGTCCTAAGGACATTGCTAACACCTCCTTACGTTATTTACATGAAAAGAGCCAAGGCGACTGGCGTAATCGCACTTGGCCAAGGGAGGAGAACTACTGAGATTCAAATCAGGTGCATTTATTTAGGATCGTCTGGGACGACCTCATAATCGGCGTCTACCACAGTTGTCCTGGGAAATGCACCGGATTTGTCGAGAATATGCAAGATAGACTGTAGATGGGATAGGTCCTCAGTCGTGTTAACAGCTAAGGGCCCGTCAGAGTTGGAGGATGAGTCACTACCGCCCATGGCAGTTTGACTGATATTTATACTTGTGCCTCCACTATCTGTCCCTGGCTTATCAGCCTGTAACCCAACTGCCAAACGTCCCATCTTAGCAGCTACTTGCAGCAACTGTATTGCTGTTTTAGGGCTCAATTGAGCGGTATGATCTTCGAGATATTCCATAGACATCTCTAAGAGCTTATCGGCTACCTTAGCATGCTTACCTTCCAGCTTTTCGATTTCGATTTCTCTCATCCGAGCAGCCTGCATTTTCTTGAACAAATCATAAGCCTTACAGCGTACGGCCCAATGATAAGAACGAGACAGCATAGTAAGGTTGCGTACAGGTACTCCACTTGATTGTGAAAGCTTTATAACTGCACGAGCTCCCTCTAAATAGAGGGCCTCTCTGTACGCCTTAAATAAACCATAATAAGGAACAGGTTCACCATCTAATCTTTCCCAGATAGGAACACCATCAATTAAAGGCATTGCCTCTTCCATAGTAATATCCCAAGTAGCTTTCTTTATTACGGCAGAAGGGACATCATCAGAAGATTCATACTTAGGCAAATCACCAATCAACACACCGGGATCGATGAGTTGTAATGGTATTCCATGGGCATTAGTCGGTAGATTAACCTGAAAATACTGCACGAGATTCCCAAGTTTACGATGGACTTCAAAGGCTCCAGCGTCAAAGACAACAGCTAAATCCGTGCTCAAGTTAATTCACCTACCCTTCTAAGTATATTTTCGGAGGGGACCGCAAAACACGATCATTTTGGATCCCGGGACACGCTCGCGGGCTATGTTGGTGGGCGGTACAACCCTCCTTATATTTATATAATATAAGAGTGCGGAAGCAATTGCACATGGGAGAGACAGGAAATTTCAATATATTTTAGGCTCGACTGAAACCGACCGAACATCTTCCAGGATAATCACTACAGTATTCTTAGTCTTCTTATTAGGCTACTTGTTTATGGGGTGTTTGGCAAGGCGGAGTGGGCCTATCAATCTAGTAAGCTAGCCCATTTTGATATTTTTAAAAATAGTTTTTGATTTTTGGTATAAATTTTAGCATTTAGGGTAATAATAATAAAGTAAGACAAATCAAATTCAAAGGAGTTGTTAGGCTACATGCCGAGACGTGGAGGTAGACATTACGTACTGGTTAAGGGTGCTGAACGTGCTATGGAGGCTTTCAAGATTGAAATTGCGAAAGACCTGGGGCTATTTCACAAAATTACCGAGGATGGGTCGTATAAAGGCCTCACGACGCTAGAAGTAGGTCAAATCGGTGGTGAAATGGTACGGAGAATGCAAGCTGCTGGCGAATTTGCAATTAAAGCACGCTTCGATATGGGAGAGCAACGGCTAATGCCCCCAGAAGTAATGCCAGACCCAAGAGCCGTACGCGAAGTTACGAATAATGGGAATCCGACATTGCATGTAACCGGAGACGTACACGATGCACCTGCTAGCGGACAACAATTTGCCAAGAAAGACGGCAAGCAAGACCAGCCACCAATTCACTGAGCGTACCAGGGTGGTGTGCTTGGCTGCGAAGCTAGGCTGCCGCGACGATTCTGGCAAGTTGCCTATAAGAACGGTGTGCGGACTCCGATCTGCTGTAGGCATGTTGCCTTTAGGTAGGGAACTCTCTTACCGCGATGCTTAACTGATGTTGCTTCAAATTATTTGACTGACTGCAGGGTTCTAGGTACCTAGGTATAGAACTCTGCAGTCTTTATTTTGGCAGTTTCCGGGATAATAGGTTTAGCAAGTACATGTGTTTTGTGTTGTAGATCTGGCAATGGCCCTACGGCCCCGGTGTTTAGCGTGGTACCCGGCCTCTGCTTTATTCCGGGATACGATTAATGGGAGCAACGATTGTACATGTCGCTGCTCCCGATTTGATAGTACCTTACGCCCTGACCCTGCCGAACAGATTGTGGAACTCTGCCATGAAGAACGCTGCGGACACTTGGTGATAGAATTTCGTAAGGAAGGCAGCGACCTCGGTGTAATCCTCTTGCGTTAAATCCCTTCTAGCGTACTCCATGGACAGGTGAGTGAAGCAATACATTTGTGGTGTGATATCATCCTCAGGACGACTCACGCGTAGGAACTCTGCATAGCCCTCCCGTAGTATGGTATCGTAAGACCTATTGTCTACCACCATAGCACATGCCACATTGATTACGTTATGTCTCTTGACTAAGCTAACTGCCATCACTATCATCTCCTCTTCTTCTATATATTTATTATACTACATAATAAGAAAGATGTCACGTTATATTTATTATCTTACTTCCTTAATCTATTGGTCTACGCCACCCTGCCTAAGCAAGTATCTAACCTAAGGATCGTGTGCCCCAACTAGCGGTGGCATCTATCCAATAGACAAATGGGTAAATAACCCTACCGGTTAGGGCAGGGTTTAGTACGTTACTCCGCGGGATCGGGGTCGCCATTATCGGTATACAGTTCCTCCGTTACCTCCCAAACCGTTTCCACGGGTACACCGAAGCGCTCCGCTATTTCCTCCACGCCTGCGGGGTGTTTCTCCAAGTACTCCTCTAACAGGTTAAACGCTAAGTACGCTAAACTATAGTGTAGTGTGTTAAACTCGTACGCTAACCCTAACTGTCCCACGTTAAACTCATCCACGGTGTTAGTTTGTGGGTTGTAGTTACCCGTAACCTTTTGGGTATACTTGGTATACATAATTATTACCACCTTATTTAGTTTTTAGTAAGTTATTTACTTACTTACTATATATTTATTATAACATATAACGTAGTGATTTGCAACAGGGGTTTCACACAATACAGTACTCCAGTGTGTCGTCAATTACCGTGTTAACGGTGGACACTATGTAGCGAAAGAAAAGATAGGAGCTCTCTCGAGTTGAGCTCCTACCGATTTGAGCGTTACTTACTTATTGAACCGTTCGAGTATTTCGAAATTAACTTGTGAAATCATCGATACTATGAAAGTGTACTCTTCGAAGAAATGAAACACTACGTTCGGATCGTTATCATCTGCAGAAAGTATAGCGTGTGAGTATTCGTTAACAACGTTCAAGTTGTTAGTTAATATACGTTGATACGCTTTTAACGTTTCTACAGCTACTAACGATAAGTTAGAATCGAATATTTCGAACTCTGCGTTAATTCTATCTAACTCCTCACTTACTAATCGAACGTCGCTACGATAATTTTCGTTAATTTCTTGCATCTTCATTATAACTCATCTCCTCATCTTTTATATATTTATTATAACTTATTATTGAGAAGAAATCAAGTGGTGTTTCCCAACTTACAGTATTAACGTATTAACGCGGTAATGCGTTACTACTTTAGTAGATTACCGTGTTACTGGATTACTAGGACGTCCAGTGTTTCGTTGATTACCGCATGAAAGGGTTAACTCGTTAACCCGTTAAAACGGTGGCCATCGACCCCCGGAGGGTGTAGTTGAGGAACGGGTTAACCGTTTCCCTTCTGACCCGCAGCCACGCCGGCCTTTCTCCGAGGAACCTGTGAAACCGTAACACTTTCCTCCGTTACACGATAGGGCGAACAAAAAGATAGAAGCGATTGTACATTTCGCTCCTATCTATTTGATACTATTCTGCTTTTTGTTCGTCACTTTCCGTTTGAACGGCAGGTACATTTTGTAATTTATACTGTTTTAATACGTTGTGTACGTAATTATAGTTAGTTGACAATTCGATAGATATTTCTTTATTACTCTTACCTTTCAAAAACATCGCAATGATTAAATCCTTCTTAACGTTCTTTTCTTCAGCTACTAGCTCTATCTTATTCATGTTCACATAGTTAGATACTACATTATAGACGAAATTGTATCTAACATCCATTACTACCGAAATTTCCTTTACGTTCATTCCGATATCGAATAAGTTTTTCATCTTTTCTGACTTTGAGGTAGTTTCGTTCGAAGTGATAGCGGCGATCATTTTTTCAGTGACTTTCTTTTCGTTAGCGATATTCTTTTTCATAGTTATCATCCTTTTAATAGTATTTAGAAGATGTTTTTCTCATCTCTTCTATATATTTATTATACTACATAACACGCTACTTTTCACGCTGTTTCGCACTGTAAGTTCGGAAACACTAGGACGCGACTCGTTTAATCGGGGAAACCGTTACTGTGTAACAGCAGAAACATATTATGTTTAATGGATTAACGTGTTTAAGGTTTACTCGACGACACAGGGAGCGTCCTGGTGGAACGGAGGAACCGTTTCTCCGAGGACACACTGAAGCCGTTGATATCTTAGAGATTCTGTGATATAATTAAATTAAGAAGTAAGGAAGAGTTTCCAAGATTAACGAGATCCCCTTAGACCCGCTTACCAAATTCCTCGTATCCCCCACGACCTACAGGAAGCTCCCCGATTCCCGCGGGAAACGTTTAATGGAGTAATCCGTTACTCACTTCTTCACCTAACTTGGCAACCGCCTTTAAGCCCTATAAAACGTCAGCAATTGATTTCGACGGGGGCGAGGTTGTAATAATCTAAGGGAGTGTTGAAGATGGCAGTAACAGGAGCAAAGTTGTCGAAGTCGGAACAAATTAGGAGAATGTTTGACGCGGGTATGACCGTGGCAGATATTGCTAACGTCATGCACATTCGTTATCAGTTCGCGTACAACGTGGTCTCCTATCACATCAAGAGCAAGGGGGGTGTAAGTGATGCTCCTCGGACTGATTATGATAGCAATGTTCGTCGGGATGTGTGTTAACGAGCAGACCAAAAGACATTGCCGTAAAGGTCAACATGTGTGGAAGCCCTACGGACCACACAGAATGGAATGCAAACATTGTCATGCACTAACCGGTATTATTCCACCTTCTCCTACTAATATCTACGAATACCCGACAACAGTGCGACGTTACCGGCCTATGTAAGCATTCCCGCGGAGGGTACCGTCAGGTACCCTCTTATCTAAGGAGGATACCTATGAAAAGATTGGTTAATTGGGTACTAGATCGCCTGTTTCCCGTAGTAACGCCTTCCATTAGTCCACCAAGACCCGTTAGACCACAGGAATTGAACATAACGTTCCATAATGTAGTAACCTACGTGCCGATACGTGAGGAAAAGCCAGTAGCTGCTGTATTTTCGATAGAAGACCGCAGAAAAGCGGAATTCCGCGTATGGAGGGAGAATAACGCCCGTTTATTCGCCTAGGACGCTGGGTGTTTCATGGATTACCGTATTAATTTACTAAACATTGGGAGGTTGGTTGGGTTTCCCTTATTCCCGTTTTACCGCCCTAAGCCTTGCCGGCCCATCTCCGCCGCCCAACATATGGCCTATTAAAACGCCTGCTATTGACCTAACTAACGGCCTATTAAAACGCCACGCCTCTCGCTCCCCACGCGGGGCCCAACAGGGACGCCCATGAAAACGCCAAAAAGACCCCCCGCAGGAGGTCATCGTAGTGGTCTTAACCCTCGGTCATCTTATCCAGGTCCTCCATGAGGTATTCCATCTGGGACTGATCGAGTTCCATGCCAAACTTACGGTCAACATAGCGGGCTAGGACAACAACTGTTATGTCATCGTAGGTCCCATCAGCCACCAGGTACTCCCACAACTCAGCCGGATCTTTAAGCGCATCGAATACTACCAGCACGTCCTTCAATTGGTCCTCAGTAAGTGGGCGATTAGGTATAGGTTTAGCCATTATAAACATCCTCTCTTTATTTGGTATACCTTAATTATATAGCATAACCATACCCGGTGTCAACGGTGAATTTTCACCGGAAGCCTCCGCGTAATTTATTTTCAAAATAACGTTGATATCTGTTTTGTTGTGTAGTATAATATAAATATAGAAGGAAACAAACATTCCTTCAAATAAAATATAAAGGTGGAACACACAATGCAAAAAGCTATGGAAATCAACGTTAAGACCCAACAGAAAGCCTCTGAGAAGATTCTCGCCGACACAACTACCAGCAAGTCCCAGAAAATGAAGGACCTGTTCGACCTGGGTTTCGAAGTTAAGACCATCTCAGAAACCATGCAAGTGCGGTACAACTTCGCCTACAACGTAATTTCCAACTACGTCAACATGAATAAGATTGAATTGGTACAAACGGAGAAGTCCGGCAAGAAAGAACAAATCATTGCGCTCCACAAGGCCGGCAAGACGAACAAGGAGATCAGCATTGAGCTCGCCACCAACTACAACTACGTGTTCAACGTTTTGAAAACCTACAAAGCATCCCTGCCTAAGCTCACCATCGACTTGACCAAAATCAACATCGACAAAGAAGTTCACGCTGAAGACCCGGCAGAAGATCAAACAGAAGACCAAACAGAAGTACCTACAGAAGAAACCAAATAAGAAAACCCGCCAACCATCCTAAATGGGGGTTAGAGATAACCCCCGAAGATGGGGAGGTAAGGCGGAAGGAGGTACTGCGCCCACCCCTGGTATCCATCGAATACCGAACAACCCCTATAGTAACGTCCTCATAGCCCACCTCAATTGGGCTCTTTTTATACTCCCCACGTCCCAACTGGGCCGCCCAACAGGGACGACCGGACGAATCAGCCCCGGCCCATCTCCTTGGCCCATAAAACGCCCATTAAAACGCACAACAATGCGCCCATCCCGTAGGAAAGGCGCCATATTAAGCCTATTAAAACAAACTGGGTTGACTTACTCGTGGATGCCCAAGTCCAGCAACTCGTTCTCAATTTCCCACTGCGACCACAGGAACTCTCTCAGGAAGTCATATGCGGCATCATAGGAGCAACCACGCCCATCAACCGTAGCCTCTAGGTAAGCATGAGGACTCATCGATTCCAATATCTCTGCAGCAGCCTCACCTTCAAACGCGTAATCCTTCATGATGACACCACAGAACAGCCCATAATCTTTCATCAACTCTGCGGTACTCATGTAAGGCTCTTCCTCTTCTACCCCAGGAGCCTCCAATTGTTTCAACAGAGCTGCTCGGTATGCTTCTAACTCCAGAAGGGCTCCCGAAAGTGTAGCAATGTATGGGATAGTTTCTTTAAGTGCATACTCCGTCCGCTCGATAGTCCATTGGGCAGCATCTCCAGAAAGTCCACCTGATTCATACTCCAACACTTCCCGAATCTTTTCCAAGATGTTGTCCACCTGATGCATACCCCACTGCTCAATCACCATTCCCCATTTAGCCAACACGAACATTACGTTTTGCATTTCCATCTCAAATTCCTCCTAGTTTGTAGTAGGGAGCGACTATTCGTCGCATCCCATTGAACATTTCCCACTCTTTGTTCTTAGCATATGACAACTTGGACACACATTCCGCTTATTCAGCTCATATGAATGTTCCTCCATAGCCTTCCGATCTTGCACTTCCGCCCAATAGCCTGCACTTGACTTACCAGATGGCTTATCTCTAATGACACCTGCATGCTTCCTACGCAAGTACTCCAGTTGTTCGTCAATCATTGTACAAGGATGATGGTAACTTGTTCGGTATCGAAGATATACTTCGTGTATCCTTCCTTATCATCACACGCTTCATCCCATGCATCTTTCCCATTAGCAACATCAGCATCGATCACATCGTCCAGGAAGTCCCGGTACTCAATGAGTTGATCACGCGTCAGTGTATCACTATAGAACACCATTGTATCATCCCAAAAGGACGTTCCTACTATCTGCTTGCCCGACAATAACTCCCAATCCAGCTCGTACACCTTGTACTCCGTAACGTAATTGATGGTGATGACTTTCTTTTCTCCCACGTTGATTCCTCCTTGAATTGATCTCTTCTATACTTATATTATAACACACATCTTCAGAAATGTCAACACCCGGGTGATAGGATTATTTCGCAGGGTATCCCAGGACGAATATGGCCACCGGAACCTACCAGCATATCCTCTACCTCACCACTCTTAACACCAAGCAACGCCGGCCCATCTCCGCGGACCAGTTGTGGTTGGCATTAAAACGCAGTTAATCGGCCTATTGCGGTCCCATGTACAGCGCCTATAAAACGTCATGCGATGAGCCCAGTACTACGCCTATAAAACGCCCGGCATCGAGCCCATGACCCGGAGGCCGCTTTGCTGAGCCAATCTGGAATACTTGCTAGACTAATTAACGAGAAAAATATTTTGTCTCTTTAGTGCATTTCGCTCCACACTTGTATATTATATAAATAAAGGAGGAATTTACTATGCGTTATGTTGATCTGACAAAGGATGGCTTCAAGGATGTGGTTTTATGGGAGAATGGCTTGATAGAATTGCCTAACGGCCGCAAGATTGAAAAACCGTATGCTACAGGACAGGTATCGTTGCCATTTGGCCATCGTTATGGAAGTAGGAATGTGAATCTGGCTAAGCTTGTGGCGGATAACTTCTTAGATCCTGTAGAAGGCGCTACTAAAGTAGACTTTATCGATGGTGATCGAATGAATTGTGCCGCTAGTAATCTTCAATATGTGGCAAGACGCCCAAGACGTACTAAAGAGCAGATGCGTGCACTACGTCCGGAAATAATCATGTTGCATACTGCTGGGAAATCTTCGTATGACATCGTGCAGGAATTAGATGTAAACCTCAATCACGTGTTGGACGTAGTCCACGACTTCGAAATCTCCCTCCTTCAGGACCAGATGCTAGACTAGTTCATTCGACAATGGGCTTTGAATCTTTGCATTGAGGGCCACAATCGTGTCTCCTCTTACTAAGAGTAACTGGAGACACCCCCTTCATTTATCCGACTTCAAAACAATGAATTCAATGGAATACTCAAACGACTTGCTGATATGCTATTTAAAAAGACAAATAAGATAATCTCGAGATATAGTCTCTCTGAGAGTATTTACGTTACTAGTTATAGTTGGGACCTATAGGTAGTGTATATAGATGGGATCTCAGCGTCGGGCGACGTGATTTGAGCTATTATTTAACAAGACAACAATCTCTTCTCTTAACTGCTATACACCTAGTTTAACTAATTGAAATAATGAAATATTGAAAAAGACTATATATATCAACGAGGAGATACGTTCAATCAAAATTCCAATTCAAAAAATATCTTGAACACTGAAATGAAGCCTAACTACTAACGCCCGACAATAAGCAAAAAGAAACCTACCTAACAACCAAATGAATCGTTGTTAAGTAGGTTTGTAGTTGCCCTATAAAACCAAAGCCATTGACCTAAAAGCAATCTTTGCCTTTGCTGAAGTGTCCTATGGTTCCGCTTTGCGGACTGTTACTTGGAGTAGTAGCGTCTGCGTAGTACGTTCTGTCGTTAACAACATAAGCTGCTACGCCACCAGTGTGGTCGTGTAAGAGAGCAGTTACATTGAAGTCGCCGTCACGAATAGCCTCGACAAAGTCACGTAAACAATCAGTACGGGCTGAAGCATCAAAGTTAGCCTCGCACCATTCGATAACTTCTTTGGTATTGAGTACATCTGTAGCCTTGCCTAGCTTGATCTTAGGCCCAGTACCTCTTGGTTGCCATTCCGCTAACGTTGCCGGCAAGTCAGTAGTGAAACAGAAGTCAGTCACACGGATAGGCGGCCTGCTCTGCAGTCGATCAATCATTGTCAGGTCGTCATTGTATGCCGCTGCAAAGTAATCGGCCTTTGCTAACCAATTGCTCCTAGGATTGATCTGCAACTCGGGTTCCGCGCCGTCTATTGATACTGCAACAATTGCATGTGTGAATCTGTCACCAGATGGTGAGCGTAACGCTGAAACCAGAGCTTGCCGGTCAACTACGTGGGTTAGCTGCGTTGCCATTAGTTATTGCCCTCCTTGTAAGTGGTTGATTCGTCAAACCAAACTTGTTCCTTGAAATGTGGTTCGAGTTCACGTTCAGGGTACTTCTCGATGTCGGTCAGCTTATCACAATTGATTACATTGAACTCCGGTCCCAGTTTGATTACGATGCCGAACTTCTTGATGATGTCGTTGCGAAACGTTGTCTTGTTGAGTTTGGAATTAAATGTCTTCAGCGCGTGTGCCGCGTCATCGGTGGATCGGTACTTGGTTGCACTAGAATACTCCATGACTACTTGCATCAAAAGATAGCCATTCCCTCTAGCGGCGGAAGACTTACGTGTTTTAAGAAAAAGACCACTTACTTTGTCCCTCACTACGTAACGATACTTGTCGTAAGAGGGCTTCGTACCAGTGTGGGTGTTAGGCAGCGAAGCCGCTTGACCTGATTCACGTCGCTTGATACTCTCCGCTTGAGATTCAGTTACGTGCCTGTTCCATTCAAAGCCTTTGCTACGCTTTGGCATGCTGTCACCTCCTTGTTGTTTGAATGATTAAATACACACATAGGCACATCAGCACGATGACGAAGCCTATGAGCACTTGAATGAAGGGATGTAGATCGGCCTCCATGCTAATGCCTCCTGTCATAATAGAATGCAATAATGAGCACAATAACGATGAGCAACCATGTGCTATTTGATATCATCGGATTTTGCCGCCTGCCTGTTCGATTAACAAGTCAATGACCTCCGGTGATTCAGTGACCAATATAGATGGACCTGCATTAAACATGATCTCAGTGCGTGTACCACCTCCACCCAACACATAAGCTTGTGCTGTGCTCATGTTAATCCTTGTCGGACTTTTGGTTATGCATTCTGTTAACGTAAGATATAACATTGTTCCGCGCCTCCTAACCCAAATGTAATTGTTCATGTACTTATGCCAGAGGCACCAGATGGAGCGGCCACGATCGCGAGTAATCATGCTTCGCAGCCAACCCACACCTGGTACGTCGCTTTTGATGTATTATGCCCAAGTATCCCTGTAGTGATTAACTAAAGCAGCTTTCCGTTTGTTCCACTTCATCCTAGTGGCTTCTCCGCCACGCAAATGCATGATTGACTTATTGTATTCCAAGATAGATTCCACTTGAAGTGCTAAATCTGGTGCAATGTCCGGTAAGAGCTCGCGCATATCCTTGTGAACAGTTACACGGCTTACATTAAATTGTGTGGCTGCCTGTCTTAGTGTACAACGTGTAGCTACAATATGCTTTGCCACGGTAATTGTACGCACCTGCCGAATTTGCGATATTCCGCGCTTTTTCATGAGTATCCTCCCTAGTAGTGGTTTTCGTTGTGCATAAGGTCAAATACCTGTGCCGGAGTCGGCTTATCTTCTTTTGCGAGCTCCTCGGCATAGTGTTTGTCAAAAGCTGACTTGGTAGGTAACACGCGACCACACCAAACACAATAGAACGGATGATTCGTCTTTGAATCCATACTTGCGGCCTCCTAATAGGGTAAGTCGTCGTGCTTCGAGGCTTCTACCTGAGCAATAGCGCTGCCAGTATTTGTCAATGAAGGTGCAACTACCTTGTATTGGACAGTTACTATCCTTTCGAGGCCAAGCGCTTTCAGGATGAGCTTTTGTTGATGCTCTGGAATGCTTTCGAATTTGTGTTGGCTGTGCTTCAGTATAGCTGCGACTTTCCAGTTATCCCGCTCCAATTGATTCAGCCGAACCATAAATTCCAGATGAGTGATAAACTCCTCAGCCGGCTGCAAAGCCTCTTGTGTTTCCTTAAAGGCTTCCCGTTGCTTGTATTCTCTGAGGAAGATACTAACCATAACATCGTACTTGTCCTCAAAGCTCAGGTGCTCGTCGTTGTTTGAAGAATGCACCAACAGCCAACGATTGGATGTGGTATCCTTGGCCCGAAGAACTTCCCAGTCGCCTTTAGGTTCATGGATAACCCAGCTATGGTTCTCCAACCAATTCTTAAAGGCTTCCAGGTGACTTTTATGCAGTTTTCCCCTAATCGCCATCTTTATCATCCTTTCCGTGAGTTAGGACAGCTACATCGGTAAGTTGCTTCGGGCTAAGCAAGATCGGCAGTCCTTGAAACTTAAGCGTTCGTGTTTGGTGGCTTACTTCGACCTGAGTACGAAATTCCGGACTGGAATTAAGAGCCATCCAAGCAAAGTCGTTAAGATGGATTTCTTTGGGCCTGCCACCGGCCCTTACCGTAGCGTCGAGCACTTGCGCTATATACGCAAAGATATTCATTACAGATCACCCAGTCCCATTTTCTCCAAGAAGGCTTCCGCCAGATCCTTAGCCATAACATCCTCGAACGTTTTCAGTTCCTCATCATCAAAGAACAGTGGCCCATTACGTTTGAGAATATCGACCATAATAGACAAGCAGCCCGTATAGTCCAGGTCACTTCCGCGCTCCATCTGATCTGCCAATTCTTCTATCTTGTTCCATTGTGCAGCATTCGCACCATATGCCGACGCTGTAGCACGCAGACGATCAAGTGAAACATTGCCGAAAGGTTTCTCCATCATAGTTTTGAAGGATTCGAAGGTACTCCGCAGCTTATCCAAGTTATTCAGGACTTCCTCTTTAGCAGGCGAATTCTTACGGTACGTGAAGAGGACATTATCGGTATAGCCGGCTTCACTAATAACCATCTGAGAAACCAATTGATCCTCCGACAGAGTAGCAAGGAATTTGTTAATTGCGGTAGTATCAGTGCCTGCAAAGATTTCAACTTGTAACATAATAGTTCTCCTCCGATATTATGATCTATTTAGTAGGGCTTGTTAATACGAACAGCTTTCATGTTGGACAGCGCAACAAGGGCAGTTGACTTAGCTTGCATCATGGCAATATACTGCACTTCTTTAAAGTAACCCGGATCGGCTGAAGACAGTAGCTTTAGCACCGTATCGCAATTCTCGATATGTTCGAGGATCTTAGCTTCCGCGTTTCCAGTTTGCACGAATCTCATCCTCCTCCTGTTGCAAGTCATCGTATAGCTCAACCTCCCGCATAATTTCATCAAACCATTCCCGGTCCTTGGTAGCCAAAGCAAGATCCAGTGCCGCGTATAAGAAGTCGTATGCGATATAAGTAGGCAGGCCAACTACCTGATCATTATTAAAGAATAAAGGCGTTTCCCTACGAGGATGGATACTCTGCATACAAACATCTCCTTCAGGACCCTGAGGCAAAGCTAGAATCCAACCAGAAAAGATCATCCCTTGAGGCGTTTCAGCATTAACCCAATCGCCAATTTCAAACAATGGCATGATAATCACCTCCACTTCGAATAGGGTCTAAGCGATCGCGGAATGCGAATTGAATGCTCCGCGACCACCCCACCCTGGTACGATCAGATGACGTTGACTTCTGGAAGACCAGGAGCCGCAACAACGAGGTCAATATATGACATATCATCACCGCTATGAGTTACCTTTACAATTGTACCATCATCAAGATACAGGTCGAATTCATTAACACGGGCATCTGTAAACACCGTATTAATGATAGTACGACCTGCAAGAGCATTTGCAAAGTCTTGTGTAGACATCCTCGGTGGTGTCTCCATTAGTTATCCTCCTTCAAGTGCGCATAGTTAACTGTATTCCCTGCTCTGAGTAACCTTGCTCATCGTATTTACACGTTATGGCTATCTCACTGAATTCCAATACGATAATGAATTCATTTAAGCTCATATCGCCATCAGGTAAGGCCCTTACATCTTTTACAACCTGTCCAGTTAATAGCTCCTTTAATTGGGCAGCTTTAATAGCCATTTGCATTAGTCATCCCTCCCATCGTGAAAGAAGAAATACATTGGTCGATTGCGTTCGTCTTTACGCCGTTGACGTGTTTCGAAACCCTTCTTGGTGTAATATCCAACAGCTACCAGAAACAGGAGTGTCACAAAGATAGTCATTTCGCCCACTCGTGATTTGGGTCAGGTACAAACACTAACGCCGTGCGCCAGTTATAACCACTCTGCCAACGGTCGTAAACGTGTTCCATAACTTCTGCTTCTGACATAACCAGCCATCCCCCGAAAGTCTTTGTACGATAGAAAAGACCCATCGTAGAATCAATCGATTCCCAGACAAGCTCAGGTTTCTTAGGCGGTTCTGTCGGTTGGAGTTCACCCATTTGTTTCGCTATGTCTTTAGCGTTCATAGTACCTCCTATTTCAATTTGTGGCTTTGAGGTTTAACGCTTAACGTTGAGTAGTAAGTTCTACCACAACACTTACATCTAAGGCGTCTGCCTGATCTGATAGGTTTCCAACGATGTCCGCGTTTCTTACATATTGCTTTCCTAGCTGCGCGACGTACAACTAAGAAAGTACACGCAGCCAAGATAAGCAGTAAGATCATTGGCTGTCGTGGTATTTCAGTACTACTTGTTCAACAATTACCGTCGCTGGTGATGGTGTTCTGAAAGTATGCCCACACTTATTACATGTGAGCAAGTTAGGATTGTGTTGAAACATGTCTGTATTGCCGTCGACAGGACAGCAGATACCAATAGAACAATCTTCGTGCTTAATTTCGAATCTAGCCACTTATCTTCACTCCCTTACCGAAGGCTGAAACAAACTTAACTCTACGCTGCTGCAACTCACCTTCCAACATCTCCAGATATTCACATAGCTCATCGCGCTGTACTTCATAGTCACGTTTGTGTGAGCTGACCCAACGATCACGTAAGCTCTTATGAATATCCAAGAGTGACATCAATGAAGCCGTCGCTAGCTCTTGTCTTCTTACGAAGTCATCTACCTGAAAGCTAGCTAAGTCTTCACCTGCTTCTGCATACAAAGCACTCAAAGGTTCTCTAGTAGCCTGCACAAGTGCAATGCGCTCTTTCAAATCCCGAATGCCGTTGTTGTCTGGCATGTCGTTATGCTTGAGAGTGCCCTGCTTACGTTTGAGCTGACCATTAAGACCCATTACAGTAGCAGCATACAAATTGATTACTTTATAAAGGTTAGCCTGCGATGTTGTATATTTACGTAGAAAGCGATCACAAGCTCTCACAGATGTCATAGTAGTAGGCAGCGTACTGAAATCTAAGCTAACCCGTAGCTTTTGCCATTCGTAGACGTACAATGAACGCTTCTTGACACTCATTGCCATATTATCACCTCCATTGTTGAATTCGCTTTATATTAATATAATATTCAAAGTTATTTTGAAATGAACTAATTACGAAGAAAGTTTTTCAGTCGAATTTTGTTCCGCAACATAGCGCCGTATGGCGACTAATACCGTCTCCCGGTGTTTGAAGCGTACGTCCACACGCTCAGTTGACATTGCCTCGATAAATTGTTCAAATGTGAGACTTTGCAACCAACAAAAAGTATCCGCCATTTCGTTAAGTCTGTCTTCTGTCATAGTATCCCTTCTCCTTTTGCGTCATACCCCTGACATACGGTTTATTAGGCGGGGTTGCGACTCCATATTTGTCTGCCAGTGAAACCAACTCAACATTGCTCATTTGATAAGGGTCTTTGATAAATGTAGCCTGTACTATCTTTAATCTAGCAATTAACTCCGTACGCCATGTTTGTGCTTCTTTATTCTTACCCAATTGAATCAGCTCCTAATACTTTTTGCGTTGTCTGGGTGCCTCTTGTGTTTGCAGGACGGCCATTACTGCACGATAAGGTATTGAATAACGTTTCGAATACCAGTTGATAAATTCCCTATCGGACATATTACTGTAAATCTTACGACACTCCCTAATACTTTGTTTGTACGTTTCCGATGTAGTAGCCATTACTTATCCCCTCCAAATTGTCTCCAAAAGTAGCTAAAAAAGAAGGAGCATTCCTAAAAATGCCTGGCCATCGCATTCTTATGAAATACTCCTAGTGTATGTTATGATATCATTTAGCTTGGTCGCGTACTTGAGTTAGATCAATTAGAGGGGCTCCTGGTGTAGTGTTGCTTGATGTATGTCCGTCTGCTAGGTCAATCTCTTGTAGCTTGTCAGTGGCATATTTACGAATGCTCTCTGTGAACTTCCCATGATGTGCCTCATTTAAGAGGTATTCCAAGAAGCCTGTATTCGTTATGTTCAGACGCAAGCCGATCCAACATTCCGTCATTACTTTATTGACGTGTAATGTGTGGGTGGTTCTCGCCTTAGATAACTTGTGCTTCTTCTCGAGGTATCTGGATAGGTGTTCTACCTTCTTTTGTACAGAAGATTCACGGAAGCCTATCCATTGATCAAAGATGTAATTAACAAAGCTAGAAGGCGTACCACAACGAACAATCTTACCATCAGTCGCTACAGACTCTAAATCGAATGTCTCGAGGCAGTTCGTAAAGAAGTCTGCGGTAATATCATTCTCCTGTGTGTACGACAGCTTTTTCGCGTTGGCAGTTAAAGAATCACTAAACGCCTGATTAGCTACTAAGCGTCTAAGTCCTTCAAGTGCCCAATTAAAGATTCCCGAGTATTCAGTTCTAAGCTGCTCCATGATTTCAAACTTAGGTGTGGCACTTTGGGTAAAGTCTTGTTCGAATGGAACAAAGAGCATTCTCCGTAACCAGCCTTCTGATTTATCGCCAGTCTTGATATCATGGTTGGATGCAAATATGAATTTGGCGGTATTATTGAATGTAATTGGCGACTGATTTTTGACATCCGCAATAATACGTCCTCCTGAGACGAGATTCTTGAAGTCGTCCGCAGCCCCACCCCTAAGGTATTCTGAACCTGCCTCGTTAACGATGTTGAGCACTTTTCCGACCAACGACGAAGAGCCGAATCGACTAAATAGCGTGCGCATATTAACTGAATCGACGACGTCATATCCAAGTAATCCTTGGATGGTCTCGAGGAATAATGACTTACCGTTGGCCCCTTCACCTTGGATAACAAGGGCCTTTTCAAAGCCCATATAAGGTATAAGGGAATAACCAATGAACTCTTGAAGGATGAGACGTGCTCCTTCATCCGGTAACCACTCCTTCAGACGCATATCCCACATAGGTGACTGAGCTTGAGGATTGTACTGGATTGGCAAAACGTAGGTTAAATGTGTTTCCGGATCCCACGCATGGACTTCCCCAGTCTTCCAATCTAGCAGTTTCCCACCCGCCAGGGGGATATACTGAAATTGCGCTATAGTTTGCGTGTCCAAGTTGCGTGAGTTGACTTTCCAATAACGCTCTTGGGACCGCAGTTCTACAACCAAAGCGTTCGCTACATCCTTGTAATGTCGAATGGTTGTCCATGCCGGATTACCTCCATACTTTTCATCACCCAAAGCATCACGGATATACACTTGGAAAGATCCATTACGGGTATCAATAGGTTCCCAAGGACCGTGCGTCTTCTGCGTCATCCATACTACCGGATGCTCTGGATCGACCTTGACTACATAACCTTTGGATTCCATTAGATTGAGAACTACCTGAGCAATCTCTCCTGGGGCAAAGATGGCGGCTTTATCGTCACCGGCTTTCCCTTTCTTATACTTGGAGGATTTAACTGCCTCGGATTCCCAGAAATGGTTCACCTTAGATTCAATAGCGAACTCATCTAACGGAGGATCACAAAATGTCTGATTATGTGCTTTCGCCATATGCATGATGTACTCTTTACCCATACCTCGGAAGTTAGCACAGAAACTACCAATAATACGAGTCATCTGATTATCACGGTTACCCGAAGTTATTTTCTGTGTTAGTTCGCTTTCATCGACTTTACCGTCATCCTCTTGTTGTTTAACTTCCTTACCCTTGTATTCAACATTAGGCGGCTTTATGTCTAGGTCAATTCCTTCGTAATCAGAGAACTCACTCGCAAGTGTTTCTCGGGATACGATAATAGGTTTAACCTCGGCGAACTCTTTCGAGGATGCAGGAGCAGACCCCCCTGGTGCTGGGCTCTTGGGTTGGTCTAGTCTTACCAGATCCAATAACCATTTAGGCGCCGGAGCACAATCGATGTCCTCTGGAGAACTACCAACTTCCCACGTATAAAGACGTCCTGTATGATGTTTGGAAGGTGGCATTACTGTCTGTTGACCCTCACAGAGGATAGAGCACTCTTCATGGATTCCCTCACCCGGATTGACAAATTTCTTTGTCGGTAATCCTACCGGGAAAGTATACAACAATCTCCGACCAGCTCCTGTAGAGAATTCCCATGTGTCCGGAACATCCCCTCCGGATATTTCTTCCAGCATATCTTCACCAGCATATCCGTCAATGTCAATGCCTACATAGCCGGAATTAGAGCCTAATGGAAGACCTACATTGAAATTAGGGAACTCTTTTGTCCAAGAACGAACCTGGTCCATAGTTGTTACTTCTTGTGTTCGCCACCCTTTAATAAGGGGTATCTTACCGGCTTGCTGGCATGTTGCAATGTGCTTAGCGGAGTATCCCTTATGATCATGGGAGCATAAAGGTATGATAGGTAAGCCCATGTCAACATACATTTGCAAGGCCGTAAGAACGTTTTCACGATCTTTTTTGGTGTCGCTCACCCTGCATCAAACTCCCTTTAACTAAACTCCCACGTACACTCTTTTGCGGTCTTTGTCTCATGTAAATTCTTGAAGTTAGGGTGGCGTGGAAATCCGTCGGTTGTCTTTTCCATGAATGTCACACGTGCTACCTTACCTATATATGCTTCTTTGTTACGGGATAATTCTTCACGCATTGCCTGGTTCATTCCTGAAGCATCACAGATATGAATAAGCTCACCGTCTACGTAAGCCCCCATCTTAACTGAGCCTATCCAATTTTTGTAGTAGTTCTCGGTTACCGGCACTTCAACTCCATTAATCTCTTGCCAGTAGGCCCAAGTCTCTATATTTTTACCTGTATACTCCCGAGTGGCTTGCACGTATCCGATAATAACTAGATCCGTTTCGTCACTCTGCTTGAATTTCATCCATTGCCACATAGGCTTCTTACCCATGATGTAAAGACTATCCAACTTCTTAAGAACGCCCCCTTCGAATCCGTTATCCAACAGATTCTGCAAGAACGTACGTTTGTTATCTACCGTTACAGGCACTAAATGGATGTACTGTTCCATATCAGTTCCCTTTACGTATGTGTTATAGAAGTACACAAGTAGATTACGCCGTTCTTTGTAAGTATTCTTGATAAGCCAGTTGGCTTTAGGTGAGCGCAGCATATCGAAGATGGTATAATGGATATACCCATTCAATTCCTGAAATGCTATTGCCCCTGCAGGTAATGGACCTGTTGCATGTGTTGCATATTGGCTTGTTTTGCCGGGATAGTGCAGTTCGCCGTCGAGGATAAGGTTATACATCGCAAGTTTACGAAAGAAGTCACGTAAATGCGGGAAATTATCGGTCTTCTCTACATTGTCCGAACTGTAGAAACGATATCCGAGAACTTCATACCTACATCCGTCAATCTTTTCCTCCATTGCCCAATCAGGTGAGTCTAATAGCTTGTCCAACTTAGCTACGTTATTGGCATGCTCTTTATCGACCTTGCCAGGTTTCATGACTCCTACATGTTGAGCCAAGGAGGCGATTAATTCGGCTGATGGTTCAGTTGCCATAGAGCCGCCTCCTCTTAAGTATCACACTCAATATACAACATAGCAGCATGCATCATTGCTTCCTGCATACTTTCTTTGCGCTTGGTGACCATCTCTTTAAATTTCCAATAAACATCTGGCGGAACAAGGGCACCAAGCATTTTAGCTTCTTCTACCTCCATAGGTACATTATTAAGATTAATAATATGTTCCCTGTCGGCAGATCCAAGCAGTACCAAACCTGGTTCGGTATGAATACCTCCGCCATTCTTTAGTTTAATAGGTTCACCCATTTATATCACCTCCTTTCACTGATAAGGTGTTTATATTAATATAATATTCAAAATAACTTTGAAATGTACTATATTTGCAAAATAAATATGGAGATGTATTTCCGGCTGAAGTCGCCTCTTTTCTTATTTAATATATAACTAAGAATTTTATTGCTTTCTAAGCCTGAAGCAGAGAGAGGCCGCAGCTGCTTCGGTGGGAAGGGTGAAATAGGGTTTGCT